AAATGAATTACGATAATATTACAGATTTGGCGGCGACCTTCGTCGATGGACACGACAATACGTCGGGTATCGCGGAACAAGCGTACTTCCTACCTTACTCCTGGATGGAAGACATCAAAGAACCGGATCCCGAAGCGACTACCGCGGAAGGCATCGTAACGATTACCGGAAACCACGTCATGAAAGCTGGTAAAGCGCCGATTTCCATCCAGCCGCTATTTGAAAAGTCGGGATCGACTACGGCAATGGAAGGCGAGATTCTTTCCGGCATATTCAATACGGGTGCGGAGTTCTTCTTACCAAATGTACATGCGAAAAATCTTGGTACCGCCCGCGCATTGAAAAATTACCGCGGTATTTTCTTAGTCCGTCGTATCGGACAGAAAACGGGTTTCATTCAAATTGGTGGAAAGGATATCGCGGCATACATCCGCAACGTGGAAGGTGGTTTGGGTACCGGTCCTACGGGTGAAGTTGGTTTGAAATTCACCGCCGGTGCGTATAGCTTAGCGCCGTACTACATCTACGAAGGTGAATTGCCTGCACCGGCTCCGGGAGGGGGTTAGGATATGGCTAAACGCAATTGGACGGTAAGCCCGGCAATAGCTGATCACTACAAGGTAGTGCATACCGATCTACCGATATTGCATAGCAAAATCGGTGATATTGATTTTCGAAATATAACGCTGGAAAAGGCTGATAAGTTGTTTGCGTCTGGAACGCGTTACCTGGAGAAAATTAAACCGAAACGGATAAATAAAAAGCCCGCTAGTTAGCGGGCTCTTCTAGTATTTCGAGAGGTTGGATAAACCGATTGAAGTCGACAATTTTCACTGAGAAAATGTATTTATTTCCAACCAAATCTGAATAATATAGCTTGACAAGAATTTCTTTATCTATGCTGTTACTTGCAGCTCTATCAAATTCATCAGGGATATACTTGAATATGAACTTGAATTTATCATATTTACCGTAAATTTTGTTCGTAAATTTGTGAGGTGATTCTATCAGAACCTCACACTTATTCGAATTTTCAAGCTTTATTTCATTTATTCTGATAGGGTTATCAATAGTCCATATCTCTAATTTACCTTTCCACAATCTATCTCTATGAAAACCTTTGGTACCGCCATATCCATCATCGATAGATGTTTTATCGGTATCTATTGAACAGTCCAGGTTGGCAAAATAGTCGGCCAACTTCGCTTTTCTTTCCAATTCAGCTAGTTCTTTCTGGATTTTATGGTTTTCCTTTTCCAATTCCGCGAGTTCCAGATTTCTTTTATCATTTTCCCCTTGTTTTAGAAATGTTAGAAATAAAAGTAAAGCGGATCCCGCGGCTATTATCATTTGAATAATATCCACCCAAACAGAAATAGTTAATTCATTAGTAATTTCACACATACCTTTTAGATTAATAATTTTCACAAATATACGTCCTTTCTCTTTTACTTTCCCTTTCGGAATTTCGGGCTATGGAAGCAATACGGAAATGGCTTGTTAACAGGGATTACAAAGAAGGCGTCGCCCTCTACGTACAGCACGGAAATAACGATTTCCTCAAATCGCTATTCGAAAAACAGCAAAACAGTTTTACGGAAAACAAGCTTCGGGAAGAATTAACGAAGCTGATTACTGATGAACCAGTCGATCAGCCAAAAGCCACGCCGGCTATTCCCGACAAACCAAAGCCACAAGTAAATCAATTCCTCATTACCAAATTACAACATGAGCTCAAACAGATCTATCGCAGCATCGATAATAATCGTTTCCAGTTGTCGCGCGCCACAAATAACCGAATCCGAAAAGAGTACGCTTTCCAAATCCTTTTCCTTCATCGAAAGAAGATGGCTGTTTACGAGCAACTCGACCATTACCACGAACACGGCACGCTTCCCGAAGCGCCCAAAGAACGCCCGTGCAAAACCGACAAAATACAACGGCTCTATGTACAAATATGGAAAGCGAAAAAGAGACTGGAAAAGACACCAGATAAAATTAGGAATCGGGCTAAAACCGAAAATATGTTAGCAGAGCGAGAAGCGGAACTGGAAAGATTAAAGTTGGAAAGGAGCATGAAATAGTATGGGAGCGTTACGACCAAGACACGTCAAGGGAAATTCCGCACTGGATGTGATATTGAAAGCCTTTTTAGCAAATGATTTGGACAACCTTGATCAGAAGCATAAAGATATTTTGGAACGCATCACCGAGGTGGACAAACGAATACGCGTGGGCAATGTTGTGATCAAAACGAAATATGATTACGAATTACAAGCTGATGTAGAAGATTTCCGTTTTACCCGCCCTTATCGCAAACGCGAATTAGCAGACTGGCAAATGGCTCGTTTCGGCGTTTCGCTGGCACAAGCTTACGTCGATATTGAAATGGCGGAGCGTTTCTTTCTCACTACGGAATCGCGATCTGATAAAGAATTTGCCCGTGGGATGCAAATCTATTGGGGTGAGGAAGCGATGGCACGCGCCCAGCATGACGGTGATCACCGGGCGGCGGCAATGTTCTACAAAGAGATCAACAAGATTCGCGGACTGGATCGTCCAGAAGATGATACCATCGATCTGAAAGACTGGCGGCCGATCAAACCGATTGTTGTTATAGACCCATCGGAACTTGGATTCGAAAAAATTGATAACCCGGATAAAGTGGTCGCGGAATTACGCAAGGAACTACGGGGCAAATCGAACGCTATCGAACGCATGTTGGACGCGGAAGCGAGTGATATAGATTTTGAGGAAGAAGAAGGCGAAGATGTCGGAATATAAAGAAGTACAGATGTGGTTCAACAAACCACAACAGCGGTCTATCCTTACGCTTTGCAAAGAGGAATACGGCGTGTGGGGTCGCGGTACCGGGAAAACACAAGGCCCTATCGCCTATCGGGCAGCACATGCGGCGAATGTTATGCCACGAGGTGCTACGGGTATCATCGGCGCTACCTATATGCAGTTGCTAGATAGGACATTGCCCCCATTGATGAAGGCATGGGAAAAGTTTGGCTATTTCGAAAACGTGCATTATTGGGTAAGGAAGCGACCGCCCATTAAACTAAAGATCCCTAGTGCGATCTATCCGGTTCTGACGCCAGAGCATTCGATCACCTGGTACAACGGTCATGTTTTCCATTTGATATCACAGGATAGACCGGGTTTGGCAAATGGTAAAACGGTTGATGCGAACCTAGCGGATGAGGTTCGCTTTATGAACCATCAACGCTATATGGATGATATAGCACCGATCAATCGCGGTAACAAAGAAATATTCGGTCATTTGCCGGAACATCATATGGTTACGATGTTTACGGATATGCCTACCGATCCGAAGGCGCAGTGGATTTTCGAAAAGGAACAGCAGATGAACCCGAAAGTAATATCGCGGATCATCAATCTGCAGTTAGAATATTACCAGATCGAACAGAAGTTTTACAAAGCTATCACGCCGGAAAGCCGCCGATACTACTACCGTAAGCTAAAGGAGTATCAAGGCGTGCTCAATGCCTTGCGTGCGGATAGTGTGTATTACTCCGAAGCTTCATCGCTGGACAATATCCAGATACTAGGCGTTGAACAGATCAAGCAATGGCGTAGGGAAATGCTATGGCCGGTATTCCAGGCGGCGATATTAAACGAACGTGTCATTACGGTAGAGAATGGGTTTTATCATCTATTGGACACGGACCATCATTGCTATTCCTCGTATGATTACAACTATATCGATGGCTTGGGTATTTACTTGCCGGATGGTGTGGTAGACGATTGCCGGAAAGATGGAGATCTGATCAAGGGCAAGCCACTGGATATCGCGATGGATTATAATTCGTCCATCAAATCATTAGTGTGCGCACAGGACACACGACACGCCTACCGGATATTGAAGTCCATGTATGCGCTACGTAAGGATAAGAAGATCATGGATGATCTGATCGATGACTTTTGCAAATACTACGCACCACACAACACCCATGTGGTTAATTACTATTATGACAACACCGCGCAGGTAACGGATGCCACCCGCTTGGAAACCCTTGCGGAGCTAGTCATTAAACGCTTCAAGGCGAACGATTGGCAGGTAAACCCCATCTATATCGGTCAACAACCTATGCACGAAACCCGTTACCGTATGTGGGAAGCTATATTGAAAGAACGCGACGAACGCTTTATGATGGTACGTTTCAACCGTCAGAACTGTGATGCGTTGCTCTTGTCTATGCAACAAACCAAGACGCGGCAAGGGAAGAACGGATTCGAAAAGGATAAACGTGACGAACAGAACTCTGCGATCAAGCCACAGGATGCACCCCACCTGGGTGATGCACTGGATACGCTATACATTGGCAAGTACCAACATGACTATGGCTATGCGATGCCGGTCACCGAGTTGCTCATCTCATCGTAAGCCGCCCCCCTCCGACCCCCGATCATATATCGTCAAAATCTGCTAGTTCACTTTCCCTCAGCGATAGTGCGTGGCGGGGAACGAAGCGTGTCACTAGAAACTAAAAAATCACTTTTTTCAATCATCTATCTTATAGATAGTTGATTGTGTCTTTTTGCGCTGGAATAAAATGCGTTGAATTTACTTTCCTTCTGTGTCCTTTCGTGCGCGCGTGTGGCTTCCCATTTTTGTAGCATGGATGAATTTATAAGCATCAAGGATATGGATAATATCATGAAAATGCGCGGTCATGATCGTGAGCTTATCCCGTTTTCCATGACTTTCGTTACGGCTGATTTAAAGAAAAACGAAGGTGGTCAAAAAATAACCTTTGATGAAGCGGTATTTGTCGGCGGTCCATCTTCCAAAGAATCGCGGAAGAATGCGAACCACTACGAAAACTACACGCGCAATATCCGTCATCGAAATTCTGATCGGATCGTAAAAATTCACCTGCTTTTGGTTTTGAAATTTAACGGGATGACCGTAACGCAATAGGAATGGGAAAAGTAGAGCACATAGATAATCGTTTTTCGCTGATCGGTGATGGACAGGTATTGGTGGATATCGGTGATCCGTTGAATCTGGGCGAGATAAAGAAGCAACCGGCCACGCCAATAAAAAAGGAAGAAGGCGGCGGCGATGATATCGCGCCATGGGGTGAAGACAACGATTTTCCGCAAAGGGTGATATCTGTTGTAGAATCCAGCACCGAGATTGCACCGCTATTGGATTGGCAGGCTCGCGCGATGCAAGGTCGTGAAGTCATCGCTGTGCAACGTGTGTACGATGATTCGAGTGGAAAATTTGTTGAACGCGCCATAAACGATGAAGAAATCGACGATTTCTTACAGGACACCACCACTAAACGGTACATGCGCGAATCATCAATAGACTTTTTTTATTTCTGGAATCCATTCCCCGAACTGATCAAGAACATAAAAGGCGATAAGATTGCCTACATCGGCACACAAGATGCTTCTTTTTGTCGGTGGAGCAAACAGAACAAAGCCGGAATCATTGAAAAATGCTACGTTAATGCTAATTGGCCAGATGCAAAAGCGTCGGACAAAGAAACGATAGTATATCCCGTAATTGATCCCTACAGCACCGAACGTATAGAAACCGTTCGTCAATCGAAGGAGCAACGATGGATCTATCCAATTTCGTATCCATCACCTGGTAAGGTGTATTATCAGCTTGCGAAATGGCATGGCTTTATTGTCGCTGGATGGGCGGAGATTGCACGCTCTATTCCCCAGGCGAAAAAATCCATGATGAAACGGGTACTTTCTGCAAAATATGTCGTTCGGATTCCGATCAACTATTGGCCGGCCGTCTATCCGGATTGGCCGAAACTATCCAATGATGAAAAACTGACGAAGAAAAAGTTATTGCTTGAAAATATTAACGATCAGTTGACCGGTTCAGAGAATGCCGGTAAAACGATCATGAATGAATTTGGGAAAGATCCGATTAATAATCAAGATATCCCGGCATGGGAAATCAAGGAAATCGAATCGACGCAAAAAAGTGGCGAACATCTGGAAGATAGCCGCGAAGCTTCCGAGCATTTGATGCGTGCGGTCGGTGTAGATCCTACTCTTGTGGGAGATGGTCCCGGCAAAAAGATGGGCGGTGGTTCCGGTTCTGATAAACGAGTGGCTTTCAACATCTATGTAGCGTTACTTCAAGCTTATCGTGACGTCATATTAGAGCCGCTTTACTTCATCGCGGAGTATAATGGCTGGCGCAAAAAATACAAGGGTTTAAAATTTAAAACGGTCGAAGTGGAACTTCAAACACTCGATCAAGGTAGCACAGCAAAGGAAACAGCAAACTAATATGAGATTTATTACAGCAGTTGAGCAGCTAAAGGAAGCGAATAGCGCGATATCGGTCGATTTTGAATTGGATAGTATCGCCTCATACATCAATGAGGTCGAAAATACGCTAATCTTTATTATCGGTGAGCAAGCCTCCAACGAAATTGAAGCGTTTCCCAGAGCATTGGAAACGATTCGCCGGGCTATTGTTGATCTCGCATTGTTCAGTTATTCCAGTAGCGGTGCCGTGGAGATTTCCAACATCGGAATTACCGTTTCAAAATCGGATAAGTATCTACCAGCTAGCGACAAAAAGCTATTGAACTTCCGCATGGATGCAGGTGATCGCGGTTCACAAGCTGTTGAGCAATTGATCTCCATTATGGAAGCAAATGCGGCTGATTTTCCGCTATGGCGCACATCACAGAAACGTAAAGATTACTTTTCGACGCTATTTTTCGATAGCGGTGAATTTTCATCCTTTGGCGGTATTGGGATCTCGGCTAGTTTGTTCCGGGTGCTTAGGCCGATCATCCAACGTGTGCAGGAAGATGTATTGTATCAAGATTTTGGCGAAGCGCTGGTGGATAGCATCATCGAAAAACGTCTATCGGGAACATTGACCCCGGATGAACGAAAGCTAGAACGCAAATTGATGCAGGTGTTAGCGCCACTGGCATTGGCTGACGCGATCCCTTATCAAATGATTCAGATCCAAGAGGGAGCAGTATACACGGCATCTATATCGGCGCTAAGTAGCGGAAGTGATAACGTACAGCAATTCACGGCTGCTGAAAACAGCAAACTACGTTCCTTGCTATTCCGATTGAGTACGGAAGGGGAAGCAAAACGGGTGACCGCATTGAAATGGTTGAAGGAAAATGCATCGAAATTTAGCTTGTTCAACGGTATAGATAAATTAGTATATCCTTTTGAAAACATGAATGATAAGGATAGTAATGTATATTTTTTATAAATAGATAAATGGCAAAGTTTGGACAATTAAGTGAATTGGTTTTTGAGCGTGCGCGTATTGAAAATCTTGTGCCTAGTATTTTAAAATGGGAAGGCGGTTATGTAAATGATCCATTAGATAAAGGTGGATGTACGAATATGGGAGTTACGATAGGATCCTATCGGCACTATATCGATTCGAAGGGTACGTGCGCTGATTTAAAAAAGTTGACAAAAGATCAATTTACACTCGTTTTCTCCAAGTTCTGGAATAGATGGAAAGCCGATCAGATCATGGATCAGCAAGTAGCTAACATATTAGTCGATTGGGTTTTTAATTCCGGCACCTATGGCATTCGTATACCACAAAGAATATTAGGGATTAAACAGGATGGCATTGTAGGGCCTATAACGTTGGCGGCCGTCAATGCGCAAAATCCAAAAGATTTCCATGCTAAAATTTGGGCAGCGCGTGAAAAGTTCTACCACGATATCGTGAGAAATAATCCTCGCCAAAAGCGATTCTTAAAAGGTTGGCTTAATCGGCTAAATGATTACAAGTGGAAATAGAGCGATGGAAGAAAGCAAGCAAGAAAAGGAGTTGAAAATATTCGGCTTCACTGGGCGCTTACGAACTGGATTGGTTACAGGAATGATGGGGATTATGCTCGGTGCAATTGGATGGCTTGCTAAATTGGTGATCGACATCCAACAAGACAGACTTGATATGCAAGATCGCTTATATCGGCAAATGATCGAAGAAGTTAGAAATCAAGTAACACCCGCCGTAGAAAAAGTAAACGAAGCGGCGACAAAAGTCGATAGTGCAGCTGTAAAAGTGGATAGTGTCGCGCAACAACAAAAAATGAAAGGAGGTTTAAAATGAAATGGTTATTGGTAATAATGATGATTGCATTCACATACTCGGATGCTAGACCAGTACAGGAACAATCACCACAAAATATTGCACGTCCGTTAGAAGATCTGGTCCCGATGCTCGACGATGTAACGGAAAAGCTGACGGATTTATCGAAGAAAATAGAAAGCTTATGAGATTATTTATTGTGATAGTATTTTGTTTCCTGTTATCGGGCTGTGGTCTATTTAATAAAACCAAAAAGATAGATCGTCAGCTTGAAGCCGCAAAAGTATCCAAAAATGTGGAGCTGTCGACGGATACAAAACAGGAAACTGTGGATAAAAGCATTTCCAACGAAACGAAGAAGGAAGAATCGAAGGGTGAAATCAAAATATACCCGAAACCGGGTGCACCTGTTGTTGTTGGTGCAGATGGAACCGTCACGGGCGAAGTTGATAGCATAATCACTAACGTCCGACGTAAATCGGACGAAGCTAAAAACCTCGCTAAGGATGTGAAAGAAACATTACAGAAGAAATCGGATAGCATCGCATCGTCTGATAGCACCGGTCGAAAGGAAAACTATGCTTTAGATCAGAAGAAAGAAACATCGATGAAGGGTATTCTTTCAAATTATATTGGATGGTTAATCTTTTTGATACCCTTACTACTTTTCTTATTTTGGTACTTCGGAATTAAGCGAAAAACGTAGTTTAAATTGGTGCTAGGCCCATAACTTTTTTTGATGGATTAATGGTGTTAAATTTGTTTTAAACAAACTTAATATCATGGACATAAAAGAAATTTCTATAATTGATAAAGACAGCGTTTCTCACGATTGCTCGTACGGAATTAGTGATAAGGATGACTATGGTTATATCGTAAAAGATATACTTATCGACAACCTGTCTAAACCCAGCGTAAAAGTTGTCTATCCGGATACTGGAAATAAACCAATTTTTTCGTATTTAGAAAATAATATAGATACTAATCTAATGATGATAAACGATGATTGCATAATTAAGATTTTCTTACGTAAAGTTCATCAAATAGAACGGTAAACGGACTCAATCCCCTGTCCTTTCCATGCCCCTCTTTTAGGGGCATTTTTGTTTCATGGCAAAGCAGAGGACGGATACAGAGAGTGTGTTAAAGTTGGTGATTAACAACCAACAAGCAAAAACTTCCATAAAAGAATTACGCGATACTTATTTCAAGCTGAATACAGAAATAAGCAACATGAAGCGGGAAGATAACCCAAAGCTTTATGATGAGAAAGTCCGTGCAATTCAAAAAGTTGAACAAGCATGGAAGGAGGCACGAAACGAAATCCGCGGCGCGACACAGGAAACGAAATCTTTTCGTGATAGCCTTTCTGTTCTTGCCAAAGAAGCCGCGGCCGGACTAACCATAGCTGGTGTATTCTACGGAATCACCAACGGGATCAAAACCGCTATCCAAAAAAATGCTGAACTATCCGATTCCTATGCGGATGTCATGAAAACTACTGGTTTGACGGAAGAATCAGTGGACCGTCTGAACGAGAAATTTAAGCGCATGGATACCCGTACCGCTAATGCGCAGCTGCTGGAACTGGCTTCGGTAGCTGGTAAACTCGGTTATTCTTCTGAACGGGATGTGGAGGGCTTTGTACGGGCGGCGGATAAAATCGGCGTTGCCCTAGGTGAAGACTTAGGCGGTGTGGAAGAAGCGGTAAACTCGCTGGGTAAACTTGTAAACATTTTTAAGGTAACGGATGACTTCGAACTGGAAGATGCCTTATTGAAGATCGGTTCGGCTATCAATACGCTTGGTGCGGAAGGAACGGCCGCCGAAAAGAACCTAATTGACTTTGCGCAGCGGATGGCGGGTATCGCCCCGGCAGCTAATATTTCTTTACCTACTGTTTTGGCGTATGGCTCCGTAATGGATGAACTTGGGCAATCCATGGAATCTTCGTCTACGGCAATAGGTCAGTTTATTGTCGGTATGGGTTCGGATATTCCGAAATACGCTAAAATAGCGAAGATGAGCGTTAAGGATTTCTCTGATCTTCTGCTAAAGGATGCCAACGAAGCTTTTCTACGTGTTTTGGATGCCAGCAAAACAGCCGGTGGAGGTATTCAAGCTTTGGCTACCAATATGGGGATCTTGGAAGTTTCGGGAGCACGTGGTATCCAGGCATTAGGCGCTATGTCGGATAATATTGATCTAGTCCGTACGCGTATGGATACCGCTACAGATTCTTTTGAACTAGGTACATCGGTATTGGAGGAATTCGAAACAAAAAACACCAACCTTGCAGCCAATCTTGAAAAACTATGGAATCGAATCGACAAAATTTGGCAAAGCACTGTTTTTCGAAGCTTCTTAACTGACATTACCGCCTTAATGGGAGATACACGAACAGAAGTTCAGAAGCTTTCTGATGAATATGTCGCGAACACGCGAGAAATGAAGGGGATGGAAGATCAGATAAATCCTTTGAAAGCTAGATATGATGAGTTGAAAAAACAAACTACGCTAAATAAAGATGAACAAAACGAATTAGGTTCGATCATCAACCAAATAGCGGAACTACTTCCAAGTGCGGCAACAGAGTGGGATAAATATGGTAACGCCATCGACATTAATCGCGTGAAGGTGGAGCAAATGACGTTTGCGCACAAAGAACTGTTACAAGCTAGAAATGAAGAAACTATAAATGATTTACAAAAAGCCTTCAAAGAATACTCCGGTCTAGCTGATATATACACAAAATCAGCTAACGATTTACAAGACAGAATAGATAATAGCGACGGTGGCGGCTTACTTAGTCTTTTAGGTATAGACAAAAAAGGTCTATGGGAAAAAGATATGAAATACGCCACAAAGCAAACTAAACTGGCTATGGGCGAAGCTTACGACGCGGCCGTTAAGCTTCGTGAGTTCGGGATAGAATTAAGCCCAGCGCAAAAAGAGGTTATCGACTATTTTGATGGTGTGGCGGAAGCGGCTAAAAAGGTGAAAGATGTAACGGATCCAGTCGATCAACCGACCACACCGAAACCAAAACCATTATCAAAAGAAGAACAAAAGAAAGCGGAGCGTGAAGCCGAAAAACAAAAGCGCCTGGAACAGCAGGCAAAAGAGCATTTCGCCCGGTTGCTGAAAGAAGAAGAATTGTTTTCTGCTCAACAATTAATCGATCAGAAGGAAAAGAATGACCGAGAAGTATCCCAACTGGAACTAAACTACCAAAAGAAAATTGAAAAGTTTGAAGAATTCAAGAGCAAAGAAGGTGCCTCAAAAAAAGATAAAGCGGCAGCAGATGAACAGATCGCCAAATTGGAAACGGATCGTGACGCGGCCGTCGCGGCCTTGAAGTTGAAACAAGAAAAAGATTTAGCGGAAAACATCGCCAAAGTTCGCGAACAGCTTTCCAATAAAATGGAAACGGAACGCCAACGCGAAATAAGCCGCATTAATCAGCATTTCAATCAGCTAAAAAAAGACGCTGGTACCAACGAAGCCCAATTGGCACTTATCGAAGAAGAACGTGCAAAAGCGTTGACAGATGCGAAGATCCGGGAAGAAGAGCGATTGGCAAAAGTTAAAAAAGCTATTGAAGATGAAACGGCGGCTCATTCTACCAATAAATGGCAACAGAAGATCAATGAGGTACAACAACGTTATGCACGCGAAATTCAACTACTGAAAGAGCGTAATAGCGAGGAAATACAGGAGTCCGAAGCTTTCAAAGAGGTTATGAAAGCAATGGAGATCAATAAAAACATTGAACTCCAACAGATTGACCAAGAAAAATGGGAAACAATAAAAGACGCCGCAATCAACGTCGCCCAAACCATCGCCAACGCCACATTTTCCATTATATCCAACAATATCCAAGCGGAATCAAACGCGCGTTTGTCTGCTCTGCAGGAACAACGCGACAAAGAACTATCGTCGAAAAACCTAACTGAAAAGCGGAAAAAGGAAATAAACGAGAAATACGATAAGATGGAACGCGCGGAAAAGCTTCGCGCGTGGCAGGCACAGAAAAAAGCGGATATCCTATCGGCGGTTATCAATACAGCGTTGGCGGTGACGCGCGCTTTGCCAAACTTCATTTTGGCGGGTGCGGCCGGTATCGCCGGTGCGGCGCAAATCGCGGTAATCGCTTCCCAGAAAGCGCCACAATTCGCGAAGGGTGGTCTATTGCCGGAAGGTTCATCGCATGCGCAAGGCGGCATCCATCTGATTGATTCCCGGACGAAACAAAGCGTAGGCAATATTGAAGGAGGCGAACCGATCTTAAGCCGTAATACCTATGCGAATAACCGCGAAGTGGTGGATCAGTTGCTTTACGCTTCGCAACGGCGAAATGGCGCGCGTATCCAAATTAACCCGGATGTGATCGACGCGGAGCGCGCGGTACGCAATGGTGGTTTCAGTCCGATTGCATCCAACGCCACAACGATCAACAATAATACTTCGGTCGAATCCAGCGATAACGGTGAAATGTTAGCACTACTTCGTCGGATCGCGGAAAAGGATAGCACGATTGTATTCAGCAATCGACTATATGAGGACCATAAAGCGCAGAATATGCGAATCGAAGATAGAGCAAACGCGTGATGGAAAAACGAGATATAACCACCATTGTCCCGCAACGGATCGTCAGTGAATGGGCGCGCATTGCTATCGAACGATTGCAAGCGGCTTTGGATAAAAAGAAAATCGGTGTTACCCGTGAATTGTTCAACTCCTTTAAACGGGAACTGGAAGCCGCGGGCGGTGACGTGGAAGCTGTCATTATCAAATTTTTGATGTATGGCCGCTTCGTGGATATGGGTGTAGGGAATGGCATAAAAGCGTATGAACGGAAAACGAATAAAGCGAACCTCGTGGGCGCACGCGCATACGGCGCAGATGTATCGTACGTGGCTAGACAGCCGAAACGCTGGTATAGCAAAACTAAGGCAGCGGAAACGTGGCGTTTGCAAGAGTTATTGATACAGGATTTGGGCGAACGCATACCGGCGTGGATCGGTGAAGAATGGGCGAATAACAGCAATTGAATCATCATGCATAAAATTCAAATCACACGGAAAAACAAAAAATACACGTTCTCCTACCCTTCCAGTTGGGATGAGATGAACCGTAAGCAACTACTGATCTGGTGCGGTATACTCCGCATGCAGTTGCATATAGGGCACGCGCTCGATCTGGCTGTTATCCTATTCGCTAAAATGCCTATGGGTAAGTTTTCAAAAATGCCATTTATCTATCGGCTACAACTTCGCGACACCGTTGGCTTCCTGGAAGAAAACAATATCACGGCCAACATACTTGGATATGTGCGGGTATTCTTCCGAAAGTATCACGGACCGGCGCATAAGTTGGCTAATATCACGATAAGCGAATGGCGGCGCACGGAACTCTATTACGAATTATGGCAGAAAACGGGGTTAAACAAGTATCTCCACCTGTTAGCCGCTACCTTATTCCGCCCGGCTTCACGTCTCGGCGTAGATGATATCCGGTGTAGGATCACGGAAAAATCGGTAGCAAAACGGGCGCGTTTATTCTCCTGGGCTTTGCATCCCAACGCGTTAAAAGCGATCCAACTCTTTTATGAAGGCGTGCGGGCGTATGTACAACGGAAACATCCGAAGATATACCAACGCCCGAATGAAAATCTACCCATGCAAACGCAGATCAACAATCTACAGGATTGGGAAGATAAGATTCTCGTGTATAGCGGTGATAAGCTGGGCAACTACAAGGAAACCTCGGAAACGAACCTGTATCTGTTCCTCAAACACATGACGCAGCGTATCGAAGAATACGAGCGCTTGAAATCGCGTTAGCGTGTCCTTTCTATCGGCGATACTTTCCCTCATTTTTGTTATATGGATCCGAACGAAATAATCGAATATTTGGAGAAAAAAGCCGCGCAGGTGCTGGGGCATGAGATCGGCGGTAAACGTTGCCAGTTCTTCGTTATAGACAATCCGTATGATCTGGGTGAGTTTGAAATGGCTTTGCGCAATAGTGTACGCGTTCCGGCTATGCTCGTGGAAGATGGAGACGGGCATATTTCGGGGAATCAATCCGCCAACAACACGGATACGATGAACTACACGTACCTAATAGTCGATAAACGTATCGGGCGCGAATCCATCCGCGATGTACGGAACCGGTGTAAGGCATGGGGTGTGCAGGTGATGACGCAGATCCGGAAAGATCGATTTAAGAATATCGTTCCGGGCAAAGTCGTCTCCTTTGAACTGGATTGCAACTATTCGCCACTTGGCCCCATGAATGTGGATTATTACGGGTATCAGTTCCAAATCCAATTTATTGTACCCATAACTTTCTAGGCTATGATCACTTTGTTACAGCAACCGAACAGCGTTTCTTTTTCGCGGAATCCGGTCATATTTGAGTTTGAAACGGATAGTTTGTATGCGTCAATGGGGCAACCTTACCGCGCGCACATGCAATTTAACCAAGGGAAAGGTAGCCCAAGCGCGTTCAATATTTCCTGGAAGGGTGTCACCATCTCGTTTGCCTTTGTTAATGAGATAATCGCAAACGATGGGCGTGAATTGCCCGCATATATAAGCGGTAGTATAAGCGACTGGCTGGATGACGTGGTTGCCGCGTTGAAGCTAAACTACTATCTGGACACAAATTTTATAATTGAAAAGCACAACAACGGTAGCACCCTCATTTTTACGTCCAAGGAAAATAACGCGGATCTCAACATGACCTACACCGGTACGCTATTGATGACGGGCGTTTCGTGGAGTGTTGTTCAATATGCACAGGATAAGGTTTTACGTAAAAACTTCGCGCTATACCTTGAATTGTGGGCAGAGCGTGAAGACGGCAACGGCTTTGAACGCTATTCGCAATCCACAGTGGAAGTGGCAAACGACGGCAAGGCGATTTGGGATGTGCAGCGTTATCTGACGGCGATTATCTTAAAGGATGGCCCTATCCTACCCGATTTAGAAAATCACGATTTGGTGATCGATTATCGGTCGGTGCGCCGGTATTATATCCGCTACGCGGAAATGTATGGTGATCCGCAACGTATCACCCGTATGAACCAAACCGACACCTTTACGGCTGTTTTGGGTGGTTTCGCGGTCAATCCGTTTAACCGTACGCTTCCGCAATTCTTTCTGGATTCTTTTGATCAACTTCAATGGATGCACGGAAACGCGATACAAAACCTACACGTAGCGCAACCTGCATATGGGGCAATCGTAAACTTTAAAGATACGGTAGATAATGTGGCGATAAAATGTAGGCTATTTTTTGATGATCGGCTGGAAGAAGAATATACGCTGTTTGAACTTCCAGAATGGCAGCATAACAGTAAGTTGGTGGTGCCTATCGGGTTTGCCAATAAGTTATCTAGTTTCACGGATCGCCGTAATATTACCGGCGCGATGATCTGGGTGGAATCTTTCGGCGAACGGATTTCGGGGAATTTGGAAATCGCTTTTAGTAACGAGATACGGCCAGCGCTCATGCCGTTACTGTATTTGAACTCCTATGGATGTTTCCAGACGATCTACACCTACGGAAAACGGACGTTCGATTATAATATCGACAAGACATCCGAAGCCTTTGTGGCCACGGTTCGGGATTCACCAATCTTACATTCCTTACGGGAACTCGGTATAAAATCACGCGATGGCGTGAAGGTTAATTCGGGATTCCTTCCGCTTTTTGTCATCAAGCGATTCCGGGATTTTATACTATCTACTTATAAGTATGTGTATTTGGAAGATCGCTGGCGGCCGGTGGTTTTGGATAGCAATTCGGTGAACGAATCGGAAGATTTTGAAAACTTGAAGTCAATTGCTTTTACGGTGTTATTTGCGAACGAAGATTATTTGTGGGGAACGTGATGCTGGATTTTGCGATTAAATATGGCGATGTGTTGTTAGATATCGAAGATGGCAGCCACTTAACGGTGGAATGGTATTCGACGGTATTTAACGAAGCGGAGATTTTGCGCGGTTCTTATTCTTATCCGGTCAATATGAAATGGACGGATAAGAATCTTGTGGCGCTGGGTTTCCCGAACTTTATCGCCAACCGGATAGCACGCGAGAAAATCAGCGTATCTGTTTTGTTTTTCGATGTTACCTGGAAGAACGCGACAATGGAAATTGAAATTTCCTATGAGCGGATCCAAGGCACGTTATTGATCGACAACTCCATCATCGCAGAAGCGATCAAAGAAAAGACGTTGCCGGATATGTTTTCGTATTTCGAAGATGGAAAGAAGCGATACGAAGAAATCAACATCGGCGCTACGGTAAACGATAGGCGGGCGCATATGTTTACCACGGCGAATTCACCCTATCGGCATCCCTACGCTTTTCCATCCATGACTAATTTTTCGGCGCTGGGGGAGCGAACCTTGGAGGAATCCGCTTGGATCAATTCGTTTGACTGGACAAGCCCTTACAGCAGCCACTATCACCTACACGACGATTATTTTTATAACCCGTCTTTTTACCTCGTATGGCTGATCAAAACGATATGTACAAAATTGGGCTTTGAGGCTGTAGGTTCGTTCCTTGACCATGCGGAGGTAATCACCTGGATCATCTATAATACGGGTTACTATTCCGGACGGGAAATAAAACGCGACGGGTTCAGAATCATTCCGGCGAGGCACTTCCCGAAATTGACGGTTACAGAGTTTTTCAAAATCCTTCGCAACGACCTCAAAATTATGATCTATTTTGATTCGTTGACACGGACCGCGCATTTCGAACTGTCTGACACTTTATTAGTACAGGATGACGCGTATGATTATGCCGGCAATATTGTCGATAAAACGGTGAAAACTACACCGGTGAAAGATCGGGCGTTTAATGTGATCACCGCCATCGACGACGCTGATGAATCGTTTACCCACCTTCCCTACGTCAAGAGCCTACGGATCGGAAACGGTGAACTCAAAAAAATGGAGCTTTCGATAGGCAGCCTTTTTATGAACAGCGGTGTTTTTACGGCATATATCCAACATCCTTTGCGCCAGGCGCAAGTTTCACAGGTCGCCAATGTGTACGATATCGAATTTTCTTCGCTTCCCTGTTATAACAAGCCGGGCGAATTGAGCAAGAATGAATTTACGTTTCGTATTTTCTCTTTCCGCGGACTCCGCCCGAATGTCAGCGGTAGTCCCGCTTATCTTATTCCTTACGCAACCAGCGATAATAGAAATGCGTTGGATCAGATAGAACCGGGATGGATACCGACGATGATGCACGAACAAGGCTTTGTAGCATTGTTGTGTGGGATGTTCTACCGTTTTTTGCTTTGGACGGAAATGATTGAGTTTAGTGCCTACATCCCACCCAAAGAATTCCATGGTATAAACCCAATACGGATGGGTATGGTGGAAGATATAGAAGGTGCGAAAATACGTTTTCTGATGGATAGGCTATCGTTTGAACCCATCCGGGGCGTTAATCAGCTGTTTTCAAAAGTGAAAGGTTATATCTACCACAAAGTATTGGGGCTGGCGGATCTGGCATCGTCTACCTTTCAGATTAATGAGCAAAGTGAGCCGGAAGAAATGGTATACGTGGGATGGCGATTTATAGACCGTCGCTGGCAGGATGAATCGGACGGGCGGGCGCAATACGCAAAAGTTCAGCTTTTATTCTTTGCAGATCCTTTTTTAATGAATCCCAAACGCGTAACCGCACTGGATGTAAAATATGCATTGCAACGCATATTTTCGCACGGAGCAGTACTGGATGATGAAAGATCGATCACCACCGGTACGAATGTGCTCGATTATATAAGTGGCGAGGAGACAATATTTTCCAATGTCGGCGGTGGGCAGATGAACGTTTCGGTCATTGTACGTAATAGTGATAACGATAGCTATATCCCGATTTAGTGTCCTTTAGTCCGCGTGTGTTATAGCGTACTTTTGATATATGAAAGGAAAGGATTTCAAAAGTATTGGCGCCAAAGTAAAGAGCGTAAGAACGTTACAGCGTCTGCATCTTTTACAGGAATTCACCGCGGAACCTATTGTATACGTCTATCGGCAAGTATTGCAATTGCAGGATAAACGCTATATGAAAAATTGGTGTGAGAATATCCGCGCGGTGTGGGCGCTTTCTTTTCCCCATGTCCTTAAAGGCGATGTGAAGGATCTGGAGTTAACGGTTTTTGATAAAGAAACCGGTGATCTGATTTGCCGGTATGTTAATAGTGAGGTGCAGTTTGGATAGTGTTTTATTGTTTTAGGTTGAATCGAAACCCCGCCCGTCGTGAGATACGCGGGGTTTTCTTTGTCCTTTCCGTTTGGCGCTTTTCATAGGAAATTTGAAGTATGTTTGAGAATCTGACATTTGAAAGTAAACAGGCACTATTTGATGTTCAAATCGTGCAGGGCGATAGTAAGGAATTGGTGATGGCATTCAACGATGATGCAGGCGAACCTTTACCACTGGATGGTTATACGATCCGTATGGATATTAAATCGGAAAATAAGTTGAGTGCGCCGGCCGTGGTTCAAAAAACTATCGGTACCGGATTAGCCATTGACGTCAACAACCTAACGATCAGCTTTGGGGATGAAACCAAGCCGTTGCGCTTGGACACGTATTATTACGATATCCTGTTCGCGAAAGATGGCAAGGAAGTCCGTTTGGTAGCTGGTCGATTATTCATTAAAAATAGCATTACGATATGAGTGGGATAAATATCACCGTGTTCGACGGTAAGAACGCACAACAGGCAGCACAACGCGCGGAAGCCGCCGCTAAGAAAGCGGAAAGCATTGAGTTTTATAACCTCAAAAATGAATTGCCCGCACCGGATGATAATATCCTTCCTACACTTCGCCCGAATGATACGCCCGTCCAGGAAGGGGATTTTATGGAGGTGGTAAAGGGGATCTATCAGAATGTAGATAGCACTGATCTGGAAGTCGTAAAAGATAAAGGCCGGCTTTGGTTTGATGGGAATAAGTTTTTGGTTAGTGTGGATTGGGATTTGCCGGACAATTCTGCTAAAGCGAAGGATTGGGCGGATGGCACCTATTATTCAGAGCAAACTTCGGTAAGGGATGGCGTTTTGTATCGGGTAAAAAAGAGCGTGACGAGTACTACAGGCGAGCCAGGGGTAAGTGAAGATTGGGAGGTTTTGGGGAAGGTTGTTGATGTAGTGTCCGAGTTTGGGAATAGTTCGGAGAAGGCGGCGGCGCAGAAGTTGGTTAGTGAGTCCCTTCCTGCTAACATAAGCAATCATTTAAAAAAAATTGACGGCATTGCCTTTCTGAATACTTATTTGGGTAAGGGACTGAGTTTAGAAAATGAACCAACGGTTTTCAATTCATATACCGAAGCGAGATATACTAATTATTTTGATATAGCTGGTGTAGAGAAAATAAGATATATCGGAAATTACGGGTCCCAATGTGCTGGGATGATTTTTCTGGACAGTGACGGTCAAATAACATCAACTTTGACTAAGTCGGTGACTGGTACAGTTGATGTCACAATTGATAAACCTGTTAATGCTGTCACTGCTAGAGCAAGTTCCCTAACCTCAACGATAGAAGTATCGTTTCCGAACTTTGGGGTTAATGTGAAAAAATTCGAGGAAATAGACGCTAAAGTGGGACATCAATCAGTTGAGTATTTTAAATACGATGGCTATACGAGAGCTTCTGATGGAGCATTTATCGAGCAGCATGATTGGCGGACTACTGAATTTATACGTTGGGAAGATTTTCTGGAAGCGAGTATATGGGGGCATCAAGGTTTAGCTGTCGCATCAATAGCATATTTTTACAACAATGAACAAGGCGCTTATTTAGGTTCTTATAAATTAGGAAATACTAGAGCGCTTCTTAAAAAAGAAGATTTAACCCCTCCTTTAGGGACGAGATTTATCAAAGTAACTACTGCAGGTAATCAAGGGATTTTCCCTCAAAATACTTGGGTGGCCATTAACAAGATAGAGGGGGCTAGGGAATATTCTTCACATCAAGTAGAAAATATCAATAGCCGTTTGGCTTCGTCAAAGTATATGCATATGAGTTTCGATGACGTAAATGTTGTCTTGAAGCATCTTAATGATAATGCAGACGTATTCGTCAGCATATTTGAAAATCCCTTTTTAGGGCAATTGAAGCGTTTGCATGACACTTACGGCATGGTGTTTTCTCTCTACTGCTTTAATGAAAACCCTGCTATATTTTGGTCTATCGAAAATACAACCTCAAATTTCGCGAATGAGTTCGCGAAAAATTCACATTGGCTGAAATTTGGATTCCACTCTAAAAATAACAGTACAAATTATGCTGAATCAACTGCATGGTATGCAAAAACAGACTACACAGCCTTTGTAAACGCTATGTATTCTATTACTGGCACCACTGATACGATAGATCGCGCTGTGCGGTTGCAAAATTTTGCAGGAAATATTGAATCATGCTTAGCGATGAGAGATGAACCGTGTGGTTTGATGGGATTATTAACCGCGGACGACAACCGAAATAGCTATTATTTAACAGACAACTATATTAAAAGCCACGATAGGTTTAAAGACACCGAAAATATATTGGACTTCTTTAAATCCGAAACAAGGTTAGAAAGTGCAACTATAACAGATATAAGTACCTTTCTTGCTCAGTACGTTTCTCCGATTCGTGCAAATACCGCACGAGAAATGATAATGTTTACCCACGAGTACAGTATATACCCTCAATCGGGGGGCAGTGTGATTACCGCAATGATCGACAAGATAGAAGCGTGCGCACAATGGGCATTAGCAAATGGGTACAGTTTTGACTTTCCTATGAACAGGATATAACAGTCCATCTATTTGAGGAATAATATTTATCTTTACGCAATTAACAGAGTTACCTATATGAATATAATCAGAATTATTATAGCAATTGGAGCTATATTATCAACAACTTCATGCACTAATTATAAAGAAAATTTTTTTAAGCTAGATAAAAACAAGGCCCGTATAATTTTTTCAAATCATTATTCTTATAAAACACCGGGGAACTTATTGATTTATATTCATGGTAATGGACAAAACCATTTACAAAACCCCTCAGAAAAAGCACTGAAGTTTATTTTAGAAAACAATTATAGCTATGCTAGTATTGATATCCAAGATGGAAGTAAGGAGCCTTTTACGAACAACAACACAGGATGGGGAAATGACGAGGCATATAATCGTGTTTTATCCTTATATCAGTACCTGATTACTGAATACAAATTTAACAGAGAGGTTATAGTTGCTGGGGGATCTATGGGCGGTCTTACTATGGGACAAATCATGGTTAGAGACGATATACCCCTAAAGTGTGCTATTGGGATTGGCCCTGTACCAAGTTTAAAAACTATATGGGAACAGGCGCCACAACGGCGGACAGCTATTAGAAACGCATACAAGTTGGATATGAGCGGTCTTGAAGATTCAAAAATGGATAGCATATTTTCTAAAAACGACTGGTTTTACCTGACACAATCAACTAATAAAGATCTGGTCGATTTGTACATCTATTACGGTGTTGACGAAGTATTTGAAAAAGACTTCGGTGGTTTATCATCATATCAAGATTTAGCTGGTATTTTAGAAAGTAGAGGCTCAAATGTGACCATAAAAACGAATGGCTCAACCAAACATGCCGACGATAGTTTATATGAATTAGCTATTGAAGACGGAGTCTTTATTAATTAATATGTATTATAGTCGGTGGTAATAATTATCGATACAGCACATCAACTTTATTCAAAACAACCTATCAAAATTGTTCATAAGCTGCACCTTGCGTTTATCCGCCATTTTCAAATAAATCTCTGTGATCTTCGTGGAACTATGCCCCATAAGGTCGCAGAGACTTTTTATATCACCACCGAGTTCGATAAAAATAGTTCCAAAAGTATCCCGCGCGGAGTGGTAAGACAATTGCTCGTTAATCTCACATTGTTTCGCAATCCGTTTAAGAATCCGGTTGATGCTCTGATCTGCGAACGGTACGAACAGCTTTCCTTTTCGTCCTTCGATTAATCTCCGGGCCGCGGCGGGGAGTGGGATTTTCACCGTCTTGCCGGTACGGCGAGTTTTGGCGGGCGAGAAAACGATGCAATCGGCTTTTACGTGTTCGTCGGTGATCGCGTGGGTGTCGGATATCCGCAAACCTGTAAGGCACGAAAAAAGAAAACGGCGTAATACTTCATGCTCAATCATATCCAAAACTTGATCATCAAATGCTTTATATAGCTTCTTTACCTCATCTTGAGTCAGCGCTACACGTTCGCCAGGCACGTAGTTAAATTTTAGTTTGAGGTAAGGATCTTTTTCCATCAACCCCTCCTCTATCGCCATACGGATGTATTTCGCGAATACTTTATGTAGACTCGTGATCGTGTTACTCTTGTAGCCTTTCGCACGATAATCGGCGTCCAGTTCCTGTATACGTTTCGCATCCAATTGCATCATGGGCAAGGAACCATCGAAAAAAACTTTAAGCTTGCCGCACACGGATTTATGCTTTTTATAGGTTTCTTCGGAAATGATCTTTTTACGATACTGATCTTCGTAAGTGTTTTCCATAAACAGCAGCATGTCCGTTTTGCTGGCATATTGGGTAATCGTGCTGATATATTCGTCTATGGAAATAATTCTGCTTTTCAGATAGCTGGTAAGCTTTACTTTATTGAGACGGGATTTTACCTCCTGGATATAAAGGTTGTGTTTTTCTACGTCCGGATCGTTTTCAAACCGTGGAAGCAACAATTCGTTGAAGCGGTCAAATTTATCCAACGGCCAACGTATTTCCAGAAAATGTTCGCGCTTTTTACGGTCCTGTAGAAATCGGACGTATACTTTGTGTAGCCCTTGTTTGTTGGCTTTGCTATCCAACACGATGTAAAAGTTGACGCCTTTTGTAACCTCTTTTTTCATTTTCTTCGATACTAAAAAAAATTGCGAAGCACATTTGAAACTTGCGAAGCAAATGGCTATTTATTCTTTTTGTGTGTCAGAAAATACGTTCGTAGAAAATCGGCTAAAATATAACGTATAGTATGTATGCGGCGTTCTTTTACACAATGCTCCGTTTTTACACTTGCGAAGCAATTAAATTAGTAAAAAGTGCGTTTAAATCGCTTAAACACACTTTTTACTGTTTTTTGTGTCCCCGACGAGATTCGAACTCATATCTTCAGAACCGGAATCTGAAATTCTATCCATTGAACTACGGAGACTGCGCTGGCAAAAATACTATTTTTTACCTGACTTTAAAATCGAA